TGATAAAGTAACAGCTGTAAAGAGTTAAAAAAAGCTTACTAGCATAATAATTCTCATAAAAAATGACATTTTTTATGAGATCATACTCAAAACCTTTAAGAAATCCTCAAAATCTTCAATCACTGGTTCGTTTACGGATTGTGGTTTACCATCCATATCATCAGTTTCTTGTGCTTCACCATTATCATCACTAGATTGACTTGGAGCATTACCAACCATATCTTCCATATCCATACCTAAGTCTGATTTCATCTGCTGCATCTCTTCAAGTTTCTGCTTCTCTTCTGCTTTCTTCTCCTTACAATATGCATATAACTCTTCAGCAACATCAAGTGCTTCATCAAATGTTTCGATTACATCAATCTTATCAATAAAGTATTGCTCTTCGGGTATGAAATCAATATCAACAAAGTTTCCAATCTTGTAGTGTAAGTTAATACGGTCTGCAAGATTCATTTCATTGACTTCTTTATTATTAATATCAAAGAAATCAATATCAGATAACTCATTATAAGCATTGAAGAAAGTCTTAGATACACCTTCATATCTACGCTTCATAAGTTTCTCAATTCTTGCATCCTCTACAATATTGATAAAAGACTGAGATAAAACTCTACCTTCTGTCCAATCTCTATCGGGTGTGTATAGAGCGTGACCGACTTCGTGACATACAAGCATATCAAATATACCTTCACTTGCCTTATCCCAACTAGGAAGTGTTAGAACTCGACTCTGAACATTGAACTGTGCTGTCTCTACGTTCTTATGCTCTACTATTAAATCCTCAGTAGCAAGTAGTTTAGCAAGGGTTGATTTGATTTCGTGTTTCATCTTATCTTTGTTTGATATACCTATTATAACAACGAAACCGCCCCTTGGGACGGTTGAGTAGACACTTTATTAACAGTCCACGACGTTTATTTGCTTGTCGTAAAGCTTGTGGTTTTAACGTTCGTTTCTGTGGTTTACCAGAATTATGTTGCCAGTTAGGGGTTGTCATTTTACTTTCTTTTCAAATTCACCAAGTTTCCTTTTACCTTTATCTAATGCTTCATATCCTTTATTGATAAGCATATTCATCGCATTATTTTTTAAGTCTTTAACTTCTTTACTTTTAGCAAACTTTTTCATTTGTGGCACTATAGTATCAGCAAATCCTTTCATAGTTGCTTTCATACTATCAACATCTTCTTGAAACTGTGAGAATGTTTTCATTTCTTTCCCTGTAATTTTTCTAAAACTGATACTTCTTGCATCGGTGCAACATCATTTAAACCATTTGCATCAAACCAAGGTGCATTTTCCCAATCAAAACCTTCACCAAATGTATTATCAGGTGCTACAACATACCAATGACACTTAGCATCAGGTATATCTACAGCACAAACTGCCCAATCATCTGCCCACTGAGGTACTTGAACATACATCACAGGTAAATGATTCGCAAAAAATGAAAGTATAAGAGAAAAGAAAATCATTATCCTTCGTTTACAGCAGTTAGATCCCAACCATTATTGGTCTTTTTGTCCCAAATATAAGTCTCTGCTTTTGCTTTTGCTTGAGAAGTATAGGTGGCACGGTCTGCATAAGTTGATGTCCAACGATTACTTCCAGCATAGTAAACAGTACCTGCTGAAGTCATCATACTTGTTTTAGTAATATGCCAAGCCATTTTTATAGTTTTTTAAGTATTTATTAAGAAACAACACGAGAGAAACCTTTAAGTTTTTCAAATCTAATCACACTATTAAATTTATCGTGTAAGTCTGCTTTATGAGATATTACAAACACATTTGCATCTTTAATTACAAACCTGATTATCTTTAAAAATTCTTCTGTTCCCATACCATCCAAAGAACTATCAAATACTTCATCCATAATTAATAGGTTTGTATTCACAGAATTCTTAACTCTTGCAACTTCTCTCCAAGTGAATAGTAATGCTAAGTCAATACGCATCTTCTCACCTTCACTGAAAGAACTATAAGAAAAATTCTCATGAATAGGTGATTCTATCGTCTCACTAAATTCCTCATCTAACTTAAAGTTGATATAGAAATCCATCATCTGCAGATAACGATTAACCTGCTGATTGATAAGTGGTAGATACTTTTTAATTATTTTTGTCTTAACTCCATCATCTTTCAATAGCGAATATGCAAAATCATGATAAATGATTTCTTTTTTCTTATCTGCTATTTCTTTAAAAATGTTTTGGAGATTTTGATTAAACTCTTTTAGTTTTTCATCCTCAGTATTTCTGTTTGCAAGTTGAGTGGTAAGTTTTTGAATTTCTGATTCCAGATCTCTGACCTGTCGTTGACATCCAGAAATACGAGTATTGTTTTGAGAAATGCCATTATTGAGTTTAGTAATCTCCTTTGATAGTTTAGTAAAGAGATGCTCTCGCTCTTCTTCGTTTTTAATTGCTTTTTCTAGTTCCTGATAACCAGTTTGCAACTCTTTTGCTTTAGTTTGAGCATCATTAATTCTATTTAAACGAAACGATTCTTCTATGTTTTGGGTACATGTAGGGCATGTTACATTTTCACTGAAGAACTTATGTTCTTTAGTAAGGGTTGCTACTTTATTAGATAATTTACCTTTGAATGTGTTAAGTTTCAGTAACTTTTCTCCTGCACCAGTTACTTCTTTTTGCTCCTCAGTTAATCCATAAACCCTATCTTCTAAATCTTCTGTCTGCATTATAAGAACACATATCTCATCACCCAACCTATCTCTTTTCTTTTGATTTTCAGTAATATTATCCTTTCCTTGCTCTTCCAACTCCTTAATAAAGTTTTCTTGCATGGATATTTTATCCTTAATATTATCCCTTTTTAGATCTAATGATCTTATTTTTTCCTTTTCAGTGCGAATCTTCTCTTTGATTAAAGTATTCATCGCAGAGAATATACGAATATCAAGTAAGTCCTCAATAACATCTCTACGATTACTCGTAGATAACTGCATGAAGGGAACAAAACTACTGCTACCAAGTATGACAATCTGAGTAAATGACTTATAGTTTACCTTTAATATATTTTCTTCTAATATCTTTTGATTTAATCTATCATCAGATTCTTTATGTAATAATGTTCCATTAACCTCAATATCAAATTTATTTGGTTTGATAGATCTTCTGACAAGGTAATCTTTATTGTTAACGGTAAATTCTACCTCAACTACACAATCTTTTTCATTGGTAGCATTGATAAGTTGAGACTTATTAATTTTACGAAATGGTTTATTGAACAAACTAAATGTCAAAGCATCTAACATTGTTGACTTTCCAGAACCATTTGTTCCTACAACTAGGTTAGTAGTATGTCCTAGAAAATCTATTTCACTCCAATGGTCTCCTGTTGACAGGAAGTTTTTCCATCTAATCTTTTGAAAGGTTATCATTCTTTGGGGGTATTACGAAATCGTTGGGTGTAATCACAGTATATTTGTAATTATACATCCTACATGTCTTTATGGCAAGCTCATCGTCAACTTCTATGACAGACATTTCTTTTTTATATTGATCATCATCTTCTAACATCATTGCATATCTATCAGCATCATCTTCCTCTTCAAAAAGAAACAGTACTTTATCTCCATGTTTATCCTGTACAGCATAAGCACCGTCTTCTTTTCTAGTTTTTAATGTAAGTAGATACATTATTCTACCTCGCAAGCTTGTCTATAGAGATCCTTAAAAATGTTTTTGATAATATTTTTGTCGTATTCAAAGTCACTGTCATCAATATATCTATTCAAAATCGAAAGTGTATTTTCATCTTCATCAATATCAAACTCATCTCCAACCTGTATATCAAAGTTTTCAATGATCTTAAGTTCTTCAACACCAACACCATATAACTTATCAATGAACCTTTCAAACTCTTTTGGATTTGACTTCTTACGAACAATAACTTTTACAATTTTATTCTTGTATTCAGTAGTATTAAATAACTTATGGTTAGTATCTTCATAATATATGTTATAAAACAATTTATAAGGATTGTTAACTGGAACTCTTTCTAAAGTATCTGTATCAAATAGGGTAAACCCTCTAGGATCATTGACATCATTCCAAAACATCTCATAGGGATTACCAAGATAATGAATCTTACCATCACTTGAACGAGTGTGGAAGTGTCCAGAAAATACATTATCAAACTTGTCAAACACCTGTTTAGGCATACCATCTTCCATCATATGACCACGAGTTGCCTTGAATCCATTAATCTCAAGGTGTCCCATTGCAATCTTTGCTTTTGAATTTTGAATGACTTCAAGAGTCTCATCATGATTATCTACACTTATCCAAGGTAAAAGAAGAATATCTAGTCCATCAATATTAATATCAGTTGCTTTTGAATAGGTTTTTATATTAGTATAATCATTCAATAGTAACTCTGGAGAGTTAATCTCATTCGTATTCTTATAGTAACAATCATGATTTCCTGTGATTGCATGAACCTGATACTTCTTCATTGGTTCAAATACAACTCTCTTGGCCCATTCAAGACTATAGTAATCAATTGACTTTCGACTATCAAATACATCACCCATATGAATGATAGTATCTATTCCTTCTGCTTCTAATGATGGAAAGAATATATTCTTATAGAATAACTCAAAATAATCGTGCAAGTGCTTTGACCCTTTACGAGCACCGTAATGG